ATGCTTTCGTTGGCGGCGTAAATGGTGTTGAATTTTGTTACGCCGTAGCCTTCCTCCGATTGACTGTATGAAGAAGAAACATAAAGATCAATCATTTCATAATTCAGACGGTCAACGGTTTCGGGAGTCATGTAGTTTTCCGAAACCTGTAATTTTGTTTCCGAATAATCGGGCGGTTGGTACTCTGTAGCCGTTGTGCCAAGTTCAAGCTGATAAAGAATGTTTAAGTTATCGCTTTCGGAATAAAAGCGCACAAATGCCGTTCCAGCCGGTGTTGTAAACGTCGTGCTTACCTTATTCGCATTCACGCCGACCAAATCAATTTTATTTTCTGCACTGTCGTAAATGAAAATATTGATTGCGTCGCCTATTACAGAACGCGAAAGTGTATACGCGGTAAGAGGTTCAACAGGGGTATAGTCGGCAGTTCTGGTTCCGCTGTCGGCGTTCCAATTTCTGCCGTTTGTGCTATAAATCTTGCCAACTTCCAGACTACCGACAAGGATGTTGCGGCTTCTGATCGTTTCTATTGGCAAGATATTATTTAACTCTTGTTTGGTATATCCGGTAACTGTATCAATCAGTCCATAATAGCCTGCTGTCTTACTTCCTGAGATAGTTTTACCGTTGATTGCAGGCTTATTATTCAGCTCATTATAATCATCTGTGCCGCCTGTTTCAATGTTTAATTCTTCGGTTGTTTTATTGCCGTCAAGTGTTACGCCGTTAATGCTGGGCTTGTTTTCCAGATTGTCATAATCCCCCGCGTTTTCAATTGCCGCCTCAGCGTCCTCAAGGGCTTTTGTTGCGTCTTTGAGCAGTTTTGGGACGGTTCCCTGACTTTCGGGCGCTACACCTGCATTGTCAAGAATCGAGCCGCGTATTTGAACATAGAGAGGAAATGGCAAGACAAGAGCCTGATCATCCTGCGTTATTCTTACCTCAATCAAAAGCGTGCTCGCAAGGGTTTCAATAACCTTGCCGTCGATTGGAATAATAATGTTGCCGCTGCCGTTCAATGTGCAAGCTACATTGTCATTTAACAGGATTTTTTCAGTCGATAGCGCCGCGACGATCCGCGCCGTTATGGTTGCCCCTTTGAGGTCAACTTGTTTATTATATATGCTTTCATAAACTAAGACCTCAATAAACCGCGTGTCAAAATCTTCAACGTGATCCACTACGATAGGGCTTGACCGGTCAAACGGAATTTTCCTATTAATGTCATATCTTGTGAAAACCGGTTGAATGTTCATTTATTCCGCCTCCAGTTTCTCAAATTTTATTTCAAAAGTGCTTTTGGTTGCGGTTTCGTTCTCCGTAACTTCAACAACTCTAACCGCCTGATTGTTTCCGAATTCGTCGCGGACGCTGACAATGTCGCCGAGGAAGTAATCAACACCGAATTTAAACGTTAAGTCCGGGGCAATAACCCCGTCAAAGCTTGTTTTCTGCCCATGCTCGGCGATTTTTCCGGCGCCGCGATTCAGCAGATAAACGCTGTACAGGCTATCACGCAGGGTAACAACGTCGTCAGCATTTGGGGTGGTGCCGTTTGACGAAACGACGGTCGCGACGAATGCACCGTTTACAACATAGCTGTTTCGCTGATGATCATATTGAACGGAGCCGTATTCATCTGTAAGCGCGTCAAGTTGTGACTGGCTATACGCGGGAAAGTACATTTTGTTGACTATGATTTTATAATCCCTTCCCGTGATATAAACAAGGTAACAAGTTTCCTCTGTGGAGCCCAATGGGTACGCTTGGGAAAACGCAGCCCACGTTAATGTAGTTGGGATATCTTTAGCGTCGGTAAAAAATTCATATCTATCTATGCTGGTGGTAGCGCCTAAATCAGCTAAAACGCGTTCCTCGCCTTGACCCTGTCCGCCTACAAGGGTAGCGTTACCCATGTTTGACGCGTCAATGATGAATTTCGATTCTTTTAAATTTTCATACATTGGTGAAAATACAACGGTTTCCGAACGATCAGCACCGTTATACACGCCGAAACGGAAGCCCGGACGCGGGTTTTGCTCGGACAGCGTATTCGTAAACCTTAAGCGATATCCCCAGCCCTTCTCTTTTACGATTTCGCGGATAGTTTCGCCGACGTTTTTGTAGCTATACTGACTTTGGATTATGTCAGGAAAATTTTGCCCAGATTCAAAGCCAATAATACCCCGCCCGCCCGGCGTTGCCATTACTCGCGCCTGATCGGCGGAGACCGTGGATCTATAAACTATATTACGTAAAAACTGTTCGGTTTTGGTGTTAGCTTCATACACTTCCCAAATGATACGCTGATCTAAAAGGCTCTTAACGTCAATACCGGTTATGATCAAGACGTTTCCATTCTGCGCGTTTGTGTCGATTTCGATTTTCTGAATTTTGCATGACAGGTCACTGTCATAGCGTATCAGGTAATAACCGATTTTAAAAAGCTGTAGGTTTTCAGCCGTTGCAGGTACACATACCTCACAATTTCCATTTGTAAAATAACGATTGATCCAGAATGCGGAGGTGTAGTTTTCCACGATGCCGACGGGTTCTAAATCTTTGTTAAAGACATAAATCTGCATATTAAACGCCTCTATATGTGGTGTTGTATATCAAACCAAAGCGGCAGACAGATTCGTCAATCACGCTAAAAGAGTTTGTCCCTTGCTTGATGTTTAAAAAGGTTGAATCGTTTGTAAGCCACTTGATAACGTTTGTTGTGTATGAGCCGTGGATCAAAACCGCCGATTTTTCACCCTGACGCGTACTTATTCTTACGGTATCGCCCGCTTGAAAGTATCCCGTTATATTAGCCGCAAGCTTCATCAAGTTGCCGCTGCCGTCTACTACACCGACGGTATTTGTGCTCGCAATGATCGAAAACACAAACTCAGCGCCGCACTCAACTGATCCATTATATGTAAAACTGTGAGAGGTCGCGCTTGCCCTTGTGGTCGGTGTCTGAGCTCTGAAATATGGAAACGGGCAAATGATCGATATTTGTGCAATGACTTTATTGGTAAACGCATTACACTCCAGCTTCTCAACATAGCCATCGATATAAACGTAATCCGATCCAAAAGCGTCGGTTGAATACCAAAACCGCACTTTTTCCCCTGTTGGGAAACAATTGTACAGCGCCATGCGGTTGTTGTCGTTATAGCCGTTGACCTTTAGCGTGATGGTTATAGCGCGGTTTTCAATGTGTGAAGAATTGAACACGCCGCCTGCCATGCCGTATATGGCGGTCGTATTAACCGACGCGCCGGGAGAACTCAGCCCGGCGATCTCCATGATCTGATACTTTGACTCATCCTCCGTAAGCGTCAACGTTTGATCTCTACTGTTTGTTATTCGTATAGAATACATTATTGCGCGCCTCCTGTTGCTTTAGCCAAAGCTAAGATGTTTTGCGTTTGCCGGTAAAGCTCAAGGCGGCTCGGAGCCTCCGGAGCGTTGATCACCTGTGTGAAGTTATAATCAGTGCTTCTGTTATTAGTTACGTTCTGCGTATTATTATTAGTTGCAGAACCGGCTTGCAGCGCGCGGAGCATTTCAAGCGCTACAGACTTGATCCACGCGGCGTTTTGCGAAAGCGGTATAATCGCCTCCGCGCCTGCTTCACCCGCGATAAACGGTGTACCGCTGTCAACAATACCGCCTCTCGCGAGTTTCGGTATCTTCGGAATATTCACACCCCATGTCTGACCGCCAACAAAAGGCACCCAGTCAGGAACTTTAATTGATAGTGAATTTAAACCGTCAATTAATGAATTGATACCGTCAATAATCCAGTTGATAGGTGTTTTGACTACACTCCAAATACCGTTCCACAGATTTTTAAACCACGTTTTAACGCCGCTAAATGCGTCTTTAATGCCCTTTACCGCGTTTTTGAAGATATCACTAAACCACGTGCCGACCGCCGAAAAAGCAGAACAGATATTCGACCATACGTCGCCGAAAAATTTTCCGACGTTGGAAAAAGCTTCGGTTATAAACTTCCAAGCCGCTTTAAATGTATCTTCAAACCACTTTGCCACATCGGGAAACGCCTTTTTGATTTGATCCCAAATTTTACTAAAAAATTCGCCTGCAACTTCAAACGGACGTTTGATAAGCTCCCATGCAGCGGTAAATATACCGACAATTGTGTTCCATGCGCCTTCCACAATTTTTTTGATTCCTCCAAACGCTTTGTCCAAGTCTCCGGAGAAAATGCCGGTTATAAAATCGATTACGCCTGTAAACGCAGTCACCCATCCTTTTACAGCGTCGGCAATAGCTTTGATAACAGGCTCCAGCGTCGTAATCGCGGGTTCAAGAAAATCAAATAGTTCCCCGGCTATCTCAAATACAGAATCAAGCGCAGGAGCTAAAATATCCGCTACCTCTGAAATCAAGTCAAAAACAGGGTCGAGGATAGGCGTTAATAATTCAATCGCCTTGCCTATCATTTCGCCGAGTTTTGCTAAAAACGGGCTGAATTTCTCAATCAAGTGGGAAACCACCTCGCCCACTCGCGCCAAAATCGGCGTCAGTGCTTCGATTATAGGTGACAGCCCCTCGGCGATAGAACCGATCGCGCCGGTTATAGCCGGAAGCAGGTCGTTGACGATAACGGGCAAGACCTTGTCTGCCATTTTTTTAATTGAGTCGAAGATTTTTCCGACCGGCTCGGCTAATTCTTTAATGCTATCGGTGAATTTTTTTGAGTCCGCTCCTTTTACTCCGAAAATAGACAAAGCAGAATCAATCAAGCCGCCCAGCGCGTCAACACCTGCGGAAAATACCTTTTTCCAGTCGATTTTTTTGAAACCCTCGGCAAGTGACTTTCCTATTTTCCCGTAGTCGACCTCCGTCACTAATGAAACCACAATTTTTGAAAGTGACTCAATCATCTTAGGTGCGTTGTCGGAAATACCGCTCGCGATAGTTTGTACGATACGCGGCGCCGAATTTGCCAACGCGGAAACGAGGCTTGTGAAAATCGTTGAAATGCTCGGGATCGCGCTTGCAAGCTTTTGAACAAGGCTGTTCGTGCCTTCTTCAATATCTTTGCTTGCGCCGCTCGTTCCTGCCGTAAGCTTCGTCAAACCGGTCATTACCTGAGTGATAGACGGAAGGAGCTCACCGATAATATTGTTTTTTGCGCCCGAAACAGATCGTTGCAAGGTATCAAGAGAATCTTTAAAACCCGCCGACGCTTTGACTGCATCGTCAGACATAACAAAGCCTAATTCACTTGCTTTTTTCTTTAACGCCTCGGTGCTTTCGGCGGTCTGATTGAATAAGGGTGTCAGCTCTGCCCCGCTCTTGCCGAAAAGCTTATTAGCAAGCGCCGCCCGGTCGGTAGAGTCTGACATCGACTGCATACCGGTTATTACTTTGGAGAAAATTTCCTCACGTGAAAGGTTTTTCAAATCGGCGAGCGAGATTCCAAGTTTATTGAAACGTTCGATCGCGTCGTCATTGCCGTCTTTCGCCGCGCTGATCTGATTGGTCAGCGTTTTCATGCCGGCGGTCGTGTTCTTAATGTCAACGCCGGACTGACTGAGCACGTAGTCCCACTCTTGATAGGATTTTTTGCTAAGTCCAAGCTTTTGGGACATTTTATCGACGGTGTCGCCGTAATCGGCGGTTTCCTTCGCCGAACTATATATTTTTTTGCCTGCCGCTGCCGCTGCCGCGCCTACGGTAGCCATACCGACGGCGGCGGTTTTAACGCCTGTGGAAATAGAAGTTTTTAATTTACTGCCAAGATTCGACGTAACGTCTTTAAGCTTTGAAAAAGCCGCTTTTAACTGCCCCGATTTGCTTTCGGACTGTTCCATCTCCGATTGATTTTTGTTTAAATCGGAATTAAGACTTTCAATCTGCTTTGACAGCTTTCGCGCTTCGTCGCTATCCTTACCTTCGGACGATGCGACGCGGTCATACTGACGCTTTAAGGCTTCAAGCTTTTCCCCCTGTGTGCCGAATTCACCGGACAGAATCTTAGTGTCCTTTTCGAGCTGTTCGGAAGCTGCGGAGTACTTCTTGATCTCCGCCTCGGTTTTATTAACTGCGGCGGTTTGGTTTAGAATTTGTACCTTGAGCTTATCGGCGGCGGTCGCGTTGCGCTGCTGTTCCTGCTCGATCGCGCGTAAGGCTTCCTTTTGCTTTTTGTACGCGGCGTCGCTCTTGCCGACAGTTTGCTCAAGCTCCTTAAGCTTTGCCCGGGCTTCTTCGATTCGCTTGCCGTTCTCCGTGTACGCGTCGTTTTGCTTTTTAAGCTGTTCACGGTAAGATGTTAAAACTTTCTTTTGCTCATCAAGGTTACTGTTGAGCTGTTTTAACTTTGCCGCCAAGCCCGTGGCATTCTTTGACCAGTCGGTCATGCCTGCGGTTTCAGCTTTAAAGGTGGCGTTTGCAAGCTTGATTTGCTTATTTGCCTCAGTTATATTCTTTTTTAAGTCGGAAATGTCCACTTTGAATTTTGTTGTAAAGTTCTTTTCGGGCATTTTCTCACATCCTTAAATTTTAAAACCAGTCGTCCCCTGCCGGTCGGTAAATGACTTGTTTACCGTTGACAACTCTTAGTTGATCGCCCTCTTTTAACCCGTTCTTTTTACGGTCGTAAGACGGCAATCCTTGCATTAACTTAAAAACCTCCCGCGCCTTTTCCCTGCGTACAGCAAACGGGGATAGCGCGGGAAAGCGTTCGCAAATTATAATTGTGAATTCAAATAATAAATCGCAAAACGGCGTTTGATCGCCGTCAATTAGTTTTTTGGGTTTATCGCGTCGTTCATGCCTGCTACTAAGTCATTAGCTGTATAAACGACGATTTCATATAATGCCGCTGAGATTTGGCGCGGCTTAACTTGACGGAGCTCTTGTTCGGTTACTCCGTCAAAGATTTCTTTCAAAATTGATTTGACCTCGCTTGCCTTTGTTTTGACAATGTCGTTGATCAGCTTAGTTGCTTCCTGATCTGTGATATTGTCCAGCATTTCAAGGTCTACGATGCGGCTAACGTCTTCAATTACGCCGTAATTGACGTCCTCAATATCAGCCGTGTATGTTTTGATGATTTCTCCGCGTTTTCTGATATCAATTTTCATTTTTAAACTCCTTTTTTGATTGCGGGTAATCTGGCGAAAAAAAGAAGAGAAAAACGTCAGAAACGCCGCAGCGCTGTCCCCGCTCAGTGAAATTGTGTGTTGTTTTTTTAACCTGCCTGTGACGCAACCACGGTATTACCTGTTACGACATATACGTTGCCGCTTGTAAAAGCGGTACCGTTAACGCGCACAGTAGCTCCCTCGCCGCTGACGGTGATGTACAGCCAATCTCCCGCCGAAATAGTCGCGTCGGTGGTCATGGGCACGCCGTTACGCGTAACTGTCACAGTGGTACCGGCAGCCTGAGTTATAGTCAGTGTGTAACTCGGAATACTCTGGAGATCGTCAGGGGTGGTGACTGTGTCAAAGAATGTAGCCGCGTTCGCGATTTTCGTCGCCGGAACGGTGGTGGCGTTTGCGCCGCTGCCGTTTTTGGAGAACACATGCGCGGTTCTGATACCTGTAAAAACGATCTGCTGACCGTTTGCGGCAGTGCCGTTGTCCTTGGTATTGTGGGTGAATCCCGGCAAATCTGCAAGGCACTTATAGCGCCATACAAGGATTTTTTCGCCGTTTGTGTTCTGGGTTTCGTAGCCAACGGCAAAATAACGGGGTGTTCTTTCGCCCTCGATCAGTGCGCCGGTGGCTTCATCGTAATACTGACCCGTCAGCTCTGCGTAAACTGCAAGAGGAAGAGCAGAGACAGTGCAGGTGATAGTATCCGCGCCCTCGGAAGAAACGACGATAGCGCCGTAGTTATCGTAGTAGTGAGCCTCGCTCGAAGATTCGCGGGTCTTTTCGATGGTTGCCGTGCCTGCAATGGCAAACACGTCACCCGTGGTGTAGTTTTCCGCGCTGTCCTCAATAATACGGGCAGCTACGAGACCGGTAATACCGCGATACTCGACAATAGGGTCGGGAGTGGTGGGTAAACTCATGTTTTATACCTCCTGTGTATTTTCGTATTCGACATACAAGGCGTTTATCGCGCGTCCTGTATGTGTTTTTTCGTCTGAGGGTACGTCGTACCCCTTGCCGTCTACAATCCAGCCAAGGGCTAAAAGAGCGGCTTTTACATCAAGCAGAATCGTATTGACCAACTCAGGGTCGATAGCGTAGAAATAGATTGAAAAATCCCACACATAACTTATTGCTTTGTTATCATAATGGGAGTTGTCGGGCGTGCCGTTGTTCCAGAACGTGAAGAACGCGGGCGGGTATGGCTCATCAGGAAGCAAAGATCCCTGCAACATGACGGGATAACCGAATGTTGATAAAGTATCAATTAGTTGTTGCTTCATGGTTTAGCCTCCCTGCATAGCCTTTTCGACCGCGTTGTCGAGCGCGTCGCGCTCGATTTGTTCAATCTTTTTCTGAGTTTGCGCACCGTAAAAGGCGTTATATAAGTTTGTGTCTTTTTTCATGCGCGGCGTGCCGTACATGAGAAAGATAGACGGCAAACCGCCGTTATTGATATCAAAGCCGACATTTACGGCGGCTTGCGTTCCCGTCCACTCAACGGGCGGGTTTTCAATAAGACTTGCCTCGGTTTTACCCGTGCGCCTGTGCGGTTGAATTGCCGCCCTTGCCTGTTCGGTTACAAGCTGCCCGGCTTCCTGTAGCGCACCTGTGACGGTTTGGCGAACGTCGACCTCTAATTGTTCGAGCTGTCGAATAATAGCGTCCATGCCGTCGAATTGCATTTCGATTTTCGCCACACTACGCGCCGCCCTTCACGCCGATAACCTTGAATTTCAGATACTGATTTTGCATGTTGATATTTTCGGGCTCCCCGATGATTTCATATTCAACACCTGTAGAGCGCACAACGATGTGGCAATCTGCTTTGATATCGGGACGATACCAACAGTCGATCACCGCCGTGTTCTCCAGACTGAAAACGCCGTTGACGTCGCGTTCGGTGCCGCCGAAGGTCTTGAAACTGCCATAGAACAGCTTGCCCTCGGACGCAGGTGGGAACGTCTTTTTCTGCACGCCTAACACGTTGGAGTAGGTCGGTTGAAGCAGAATCAACGGGACGTTAAACGGCGCGGCGGGTTTATATGATTTCATATCAGGGGGAGACCTGCGCGATGGTCACCGTGCCGCTGCTGAGCGTAGCGGTATATAGTGTCACGCCGTCCTTTTTAACGGTCGCGCCTGCGGTCGATACCAGAACGCCGTCGATCTCAAAGCCCTTGTAATTGAAATCGGGTACGAAGTAGACAACAGCCGCCGTGGTGCTCTCGGCAAAGTTACAGGAAATAACGGGCTCGTTCGCAAGCAGATTGCCGGCGTTGCCTGTCGCGGTAACGGCAAAAGTGCCAATGCCGGTGGACTCGGCAACGGCAAAGGTCGTGCCCGCAAGCTTCATAACTGTGCCGATCATGCTCAAGTAATCGGTAGTTGTGATGGGTACGATTCTTTCATTATTGATCATGGTTTTTGACCTCCTAAATTTAGATTGATAGTTGCGCGGCGCGTTGAATAAAGTACTCGGAGAGCTTACCCTCCGCGCCGCCGTAGTTCCAAAGGTCGGACACGCCGCGTGCGACAATGCCCGTGGTGATTTTGTCAGGCGCAACACCCGCGGAAACTAAAAAGTCCGTCACTTCTTCGATATACACGCTAAGAGTTGCGTCCTGATAATCACCAGTGATGTTAAGCGCGGTTTTTACGTCCGCAAGTGTTACGCTCATGAGTGCCTCCTGTTAAGGTTCGGGGTCAGTGGCAGGAGTTACGTTAACATCAACCGTCGCATACTCTGCGACGTCGATTCCCTCGCCGTTTTCTGTGATGGTTTTTGTTCCGGAAGGTTTAACGATGCCAGAGGCGACGTCGGCAATGTTTTTGATTGCCACCGATACCCTTGTGGCGTCGTTATCGCCGCCATAGAGTGCGGCGATGGCGTTGAGCGCATCAACCGCGCGTGTGACGTTTGCTACGTCGGACGGCGTACCGCCCAGCCGTTCATACAAGGCTTTTAAGGCTTTGACGATGGTCATGTTATTGCCTCCTTATACCTTCTTTTTGATGAGATAAACACCCTTAGGATTGAGCACCTTGCCGTCGGTGATGAGCAGAAGCTTAGTCACCCACTTGTTCTCGCGCTCCTCAAAGTATCTGCGCATGGTGAAACCGAACTGCTCGTTGAAGATATACTCCCAAGGCTGCCACCAAATAGCGACCACGTCGCCGCCGTTGGCACTTGCAAAGTCGGGGAGCACAAAGTTTTCGACCATAGTGAACGGGTGTCCAAAGAACGCGCCGCCGGGGTTGTCTACATCGCCGCTCGAAACGGTCATGCCTGCCGCCTCGTAGTAAAGCGGTCTGTTTACATCGTCCTTCATGGTTCTGAGGTATCTGTCAACGGTGCCCTTCGTAAAGATAAACTCGCCCTCATCGTAGCCGAGAGGAATGGTGGAGAAGAACTCCTGCCACTTTGTCCAGTCGCTGATGTCCTTGGCGGTCATCTCGAACACGTGACCAGCCTGATTGATGACGCGGGGGTCATTCAGCAAGCCGAGAGGTGCACCGTTGCCGCTGCCGCTGACAACAGCCTCATCCATGCCCTTGAAGAACGCGGTAGCGATAGCGCGGGCGATCTCCGCCTCGAACTCAGCGAGGGAAACGCGCTCGGAGAGGAAGGTCTGCGCGACTCTGATTTCCGCTACGTTATAATCAAAGGAGATCAGCTCGACGTCGCCGAGGTCTTGATCGGGGGAAACGGTCTTTTCAGTGATCCAGTGGAGCTCGGTCTCGAACTCGCCAACGGGGAATTTTACACCGCCCTGCACGGCAATCTTTCTGGTTCTGCGGTAAACCTGACCGACGCGGAGCCTGATCATATTGGTAATTTCTCTAACGATAGTCAGAGGAATAACGGCGGTAGTGGTCGCCGCGTTGATAGCCTCGCCGCTTCTACTCTGAAGCTGACCGATAACGACCTGCGGCACAGCCGCGTCGCCTGTTCTCAGCTCGGCGGGGATGGGCTCGTTATTCTGGATGAAACGTCTGTACGCCTGTCTGTACTCCATGGTCTCAGACTGCATAAGACCGTCGCGGTTCTCGGCAGCGGGCTTCGCGGTCGCAGAGGTAAAGGAACCTACAACGGTACCGTTTCTGAGCTGTGCGCCCTCGGGAGGCTGCTCCTCAATCGTAACTACACCGCCCGCCGCTTCTATGCTTCTCAGTTCTTCGTCAATCAGCGCGATCTCCTCGCGGACTTCCTCGATGGTTTCCTCGTTTTCCTTTACCTGGCTAAGGATGTTGCGAACCTCGTTCACGTCTTCGGAAGCGTCGGCGCGGGCTTTGAGGTCTTTGTTCTTGCCGATAAGCCTATTCAGCTTTTTTTCAAGAAGTGCTTTTCTTTTCTTCATGTTTTAAAATCCTCCTAAAAGATTTATTTTCATTTTGAGCAGTTCAAGCTCGGTATTATCGCCGGTCTCCACCGGTTTATTTGAACGCGCGTTCTTCATGCTCTCCAGCAGTGCGCGGGCGCTCTCCAGCTCCTTCGCGCTACGCGTTGAAATCTCTGTTTGTTCGTATGCAGGAAACGTTACGGCGCTGACTTCCACAACGGAAGCAATTTTTTTGATGTGCCTTGTAGGATAATCAGTGCCTTGCTTTTCCCATTCGTCGGTGTCAACGCTAAACATAAAACTCATGCCGCTTATGTCGCCGCGCTGTACCGCGCTGTATAAAGCACGCGCCTCGCTGTTGTTTTCAACGTCGAGTTGTGCTCTTATATTCAGTCCGTCGTTGTCAATTAGCAGTTGCATTGTGCTGTTGCCATTGTTTCTGCGCGATCTCGCAAGCGGGATCCGGCTCGTGTCGTGATTCACCAGGAATCTAACGTCCGTTAAATCAGCGCCGTCCAGCGCACCGTGCTCGATGATCTCTTCAAAATATCCACAGATATCGGTTGCGCGATCGTATACGATAGGTCGACCGACGATCACGTTACCGCCGTCGCCCTCCGCGCGTACTTCGCACAGGTAAGAGCGCCTTATCAAATCATTTTTCATGTTGTTCATCTCCCAAAAAGCAAAATGAGCCCACCAACACAGCGCAGGTGCTGCATCGATAGGCTCAAAGGCTCAATAATATATCTTTATTCTTCTGTAACGGTTTTATCTTCGTCAACTACATCAACATTGATCTTGCCCACTTGATATTGTGAAGCCTTATCCGCCTCAATCCAGTTAAGGCTCATGTAGCGCTTACCCTCCAGTTCGGGCAACGGTCGCAAGCCCAAAAATACACGCTTTTCGTTTTCAAAAATTGCGCCGGTCGGTGCAAGATTATTTATCATTTCAAGCGTCTGGCTGACCGTCATAAAAATCAGGTCTTTAGGATAGAACTCCACACGGTTCCCGAACGCCTTTTCACGTTTAGTAAAAAGCGATTTAGTGAACGCCTGTGAAAACGTCTTGACCTTGTCCTCAATTGCCGCCTGATAGAACGCCTCAAACTGTTCTTTGTTGTAATCGCCATTCAAAATACATTCGGGGATACCCCATGTGCGGAGGATTTTACTGTCAACAAATCTTAGCGCGTCGGTGTCTACTATTTCGGACTTGCGCTCTATCGGCGTAAAGTCCGCTTTTAAATCAAGAGGTAAAAAGCCGCTTTCATTATTCTGCAAGCGTTGCGTTAATTCCTGCAATGCTCTTTCGGTCTTACCGTTGTCAATCAGTGTGTTGTATTTAACAACGCCGTTAACCGCGTAACTCGCGTTCATGGCTTTTGCAATGCCCTTTAACAGTTGATCGTTGAGCTGCAGGGTTTGTAATAAACCTTGATAATCAGGCTCGCCGATTTCGTTGCCGCCCATGAACTCATTGACCGAGAATTTATAACGCAGATGAATCACATCGTCATAAGGAATGGTTGTGGTTTCACCGTTCATAAAAAGAAATTTTACAAACATTCTGTCGCTTGCGTCTTGAATAAAATCGACTTGCGTGGGCTTGACGGGGTAAAGCGCCT